ATACACTTATGGCCGTTTACAGTCGTAATTCCTAAGCCGGAGAGGAACCCGAATTATCGGCAGGAGGTTTTGGAGCCAGAGCTGCAGGGGATTCTGAACTGGGCTCTGGTTGGGTTGAAGGATTACCAGACTAATGGTCTGGGGGAACCGCCTACAGTGGTTGCAGCAACTGAGGAATATCGGGGGGATATGGATCTGGTCGCCAGGTGGATCGACGAGCAATGCTTGCTTGGCGAGGCGTTCGTAACTAGGGGCTCAGAGCTTCATAACGATTACGCACACTGGTCAGAATCTGAGGTAGGGTTTGCGAAGACCCCGATTGCTTTTGGTCGGGATTTAGCCAAGAGGTTCACGCCGGTCAAGATCGACGGGGGTCGGGGCGGACGGGGTTTCAAAGGACTGAAGCTGAAAGTCGACACCAGCCATTTTCGGTCCTGAAGGCCGAGGCGGATGAGACGGCTTTGCGGCCGTTTATAAGAGTTTTTTTATATCAATTACTAGTCCCGCGTTTATAGAAAAAACCGTTTTATCCGTCTCATGTGTCTCGCCCTGCTACAACAACGGCTTACCTGGGGGAGTTCGACATCAGGATTAACTACATTATTGTCGTGGGGTAGAGCATTATGGCTTTTGTATAGCACTCTATCATGGAGGTAGACGAAAATGGGGAAAATAGGGGTTCAGGCCGAGACGGATCGTGATGTTAAAAAATATGATTTCGAGACCTGGGCCCTCCCCTAAAAACCCCGTTTTCAAGCCTGTGTGTTCTCAAGAGATAGTAAAACGTAATCTTCCCAAAATCGCCTGATCCGTGGAGACTCGATACTGCCTACTTATGTTTACTGTGCAAACATTTCTGATCTGTTTCGACATGGCCTAATTCCAAGAATGCGATGGAGACTCGATACTGATGTGATTTCGATTGTTCTTGTTTTGAAAATGCTGATGGAGACTTGATACCGCTGCCGCTCCAAGGCAAATGTCACTGTTTTAAAAAAGCCGATGGAGACTTGATACCGCTGCCGCCGATGACAATTTTCGGATGACATCACTATACTTGTTGATGTCATCACTATACTTGCATATACTTGATGATAAAGAAAACTATACCTAGACAGGAACATCTGTCGCCTGGCGGGGGTAATGGGGGGAAATGAGGGGGAATAGCCAGTCGCATCTTGGACGAGGAATTTAAAACGTACGGTTTAGGGGGCGACTTCGCCCGTATGTTTTCCGGCGGCGGACCCTGCAGGGTGCGGCGCGCGGCCGCTCCGAGATTGGCTTCCTGCGCCTGGCCAGGCGCGCGGCGGCCGCGCCGCTCCGAGATTGGCTTTCTGGCGCTGGCGGCCGGCGCGCGGCGCGGCGCTCCGAGATTGACTTTCTGCGGCTGCGAATTCGCGCAGCTTCGCTGGCGGGGCGTCGCGGCCAGGCAACGGTCAGTCGACCTGAACGATCGACTGCCCGCCGCCCAGCCGGCGACCGGCCAGGGCTGACTGCACTGGGCGAAACCTTTATAAGTTATGAATATGTCAGAATGATGTCGAACTTAGTACTGGGGCGAAAAAAAGATGTTAAAAATATGTAATGAATATGTTATGTTCTTCTACCAGGAGTTGATGGACGCTTTCTCGAAAATATGTTACACTGAAGGTGGTAGGGCGGGGGTGGGCGGAGGCTCTTCGCCCGTCGCGCGTTCCTCCACCTCCCCCGCCCGCCACTCCCTGAGTGTATCAAAGTTTTCGAGAAATGTAAACATCTTTTTATGAAATAATTCATAATTATTTTCATAGAAAAGGGTTTACATAATCTCGAAAATATGTTACCCTGAAGGGGTGGGCGGGCGGGCTGGCTTCCGCCATAAAGCGATATGCTTTTTGTAAAGAAACGCGCAGCGATCGACGGCGGCTTGCGCGGCCTGTTCACTGCCAACTTGGCCGACGCGCAGTGGACGCCGATCGAGACTGGCGCGACAGCTCAAGGCTGCCCTGACTTGGAAGGCTGCTTCCCTGGCGGCGTCCAGGTCTGGATCGAAGGCAAAGCGACGTCGGCTTGGGCGGTCAGGATCGACCGCGAGCAAGTCGGCTGGCTGATGCGCCGCCGCCGGCTAGGCGGCCGAGCCTTTATTTCAGTCAGGCGGGCCGAGGACGAGCTGTGGCTCCTAGACGGCGACCAGGCGGCGCTGCTGAAAGCCGAAGGCCTGAAGCCGACAACGCCGGTCCTGCCGGTCCAATACCGCGGTCCCAAGAACTGGGATTGGGCAGCGATCCAGCTAGCGCTAACTCGATAAAATAATTTCAAAAAAACTTAAAAAAGGTATGGACAAACTTACGCGTAAGTATTATGTGTACTGGACCGGGGCGATCCTGCTCCGTTAACCTGGACTGGAAACTAAAATGTTTTACGCCGTCGAAACCCTGAACGATACCGCTGTCGGACCCTTCGCTACTCGCGAACTGGCTGACGCCTGGATCCTGGCTGTCGTCCCTCCCTGCGATCGTCTGGGCGCTGGCGACTACCCTGCCCGGGGCTATCGCACTATCCCCCTAACCCAGCTGTCCGATCCTCACCTGTTCCTGGATCTGACCCGCGAAACCCCAGCCGAAGCCGCCGCCCGATACCGCGACTGCTACGCGGAATATTACCCGGACTTCGTCCCCGGAACCTGACAACTTCGCCCCAGGGTTAAAACCCTGGGGTTTTTTGTGGGCGAAAACTATGATACCGTTTGTCATCAAAATAACTTAAAAATTTTCATATTTTTATGTTTCTTGGGGTTTACTTTTCTAGGATTGTCCATCATATTCGCATCTGTCGGTCGATCCTGACCGGCAAAACTTAGGACAGAAAATCATGGTTTCCCGCCTTCGCAACCTTCAAGCCGAATGGAACCTTTTGGTTCCGGCCGCCCAGGCTCGCGGCGTCCGCCGCGTAAACCTGATCGGACCGAACCTTTTAGAAACCATCGCCTACCGCCAAGCCAAACTGGACTGGCTGCGGGGACTGCTTGGCTCGACCGCCAATATCTCGATCGAACTTTCGTTCGGCGTCGAACTGGAAGTTTACCTGCCGGCTGGCGTTTCACGTGAAACGGCCGCCCTACGCATCACTGAGGCCGGCGTCCCCTGCCATTCGGAACATTACGGGCATTCGATCCCGTCGGGTTCGTGGAAGGTGACGACTGACGGTTCGCTCGGCTACGATCACGGCGCGGAATTCGTTTCTCCTCCCCTGCGGGGCGACGAAGGTTTCCGTCAGCTTCAGATCGTCTGCCGGACCCTGACCGGCCTCGGCGCTTCGGTCAATAAAAAGTGCGGCTTCCACGTTCACGTCGGCGTCGGCGGCGAAAACATCGACTTCTTCAAAAACCTAATCCGGCTGTACGCTTCGGCTGAACGGCAGATCGACCAGTTCATGCCGGCGTCCCGGCAGGGGTCAGCCAATTATTTCTGCTCGCCGGTCCGGTACTCGGCTGACGCCCTGGACCGCGCCACCACTGTCGGCCAGGTCGCTCAAGCCGCCGGCCAACACCCGACCGCCAGCCGGGACGGAACCCGATACCGGAAGCTGAACCTGAAGTCATTCTTCGCTTACGGCACTGTGGAATTCCGGCAGCACGCCGGGACCTGCGACGCCGAAAAAGCCACCCAGTGGGTTCGGCTATGCCTTCAGATGGTCCTGGCCGCCCGGGCCGGCGAAAAAGAAATATCGGCCGACAAAGACTTCCTGGCCGTCGTCAAGGCCGACGAAGCCCAACGCGCCTATTTCGCCCGCCGGGCCGAATATTTCGCCCGCCAGGGGTCGCGGCGCTAAGCCGCTTCCCACTGGGAACTGATTAGCCGCCCTTCGGGGCGGCTTTTTTGTGGGCCGGGTACCAACATGGCCAAGGAAAAAGACCCCTGCCAGCGGGCTTCCTAGGGGCTTTGCGACCAGGCGAAAATAAATCATAATTTTATGAAATAGGGGGTTTACTTACTGGTAAGTATGCCCCATATTCCAGTCTGTCGGTCGATCCTGACCGGCGAACTGGAGACTGAAATGATTACCCTATCCTGCGTCCTGGCCGTCGTTCTCGTTCTGGGCGGTATCGTCCTGGAGGTACTCTAATGGACGCGATCACTTATCGTTCCTCCGCCTACGACCTATCTTCCGCAGGGGAGGCCGCCTACTTCGCTCGCCTGTCCCTGAAGGCTGTCAAAGCCAAGGCTTGGGAGCTCGGGCTGAACGATCAGCAAACCCTGATTTTAGTCGGCTCCTGGCGTAACGCCAAGGCCGCGGCTCAGGTCAAGGAGGCCGGCCGCTGATGCGCTGGCTGATCGTACTGGCAGGGCTGGCGGCGACGCCAGCTCAGGCCGAAGTGGTCAGGGCTGAATGCCACGCCCCGGAGTCGATCCGGGTGCTGGCGACCCTGCCCAGGGCCGAGGCGCTGGCCTTTGCCCGGGACTATCTGAACCGGCCGCACCCGACCTGCCGGAGCCTGGAGGTGAATGTCGCCAAGCACTGACCTGACTACCCGACGCCCCTGGCCGAAAGGCTAGGGGTGTTTTTTTATGAAATATTTTATGATTAGGGGTTTACATTTCAAGAAAATATGTTATGTTCTTGGGACCGGCCGATCCTGGCCGGCTCACTGGAGACTAAAATGACCAACTACAAAGTCGCTTTCCAAGCCCTCGAGCAAGCCGCCCGCGACGCTGACTATTACGACGCCGAAGCCGCCCTTCACGACGCCGAGACGAACGCCAACGACACGCCCAACGAAGACTTCTACACCATCGCCTACGCGTCCATCTGCTACACCGCAAACTTCGTTGAAAAGGAAGGCGTCCGCAAGTTCTTCGCCTTCCACGGTTACGAGTATTAAAATGCTGACTCTGCTCGCTTCGATCTGGCTCTTCCCGTTTATCGGGGGAGCCTTCGTCCTGCTGCTCGCCTTCATCCGGGCGCCGGTCCAGATAGGAACGGCCCTGGCCCTGACGGTCGGGGCTGCCTACTACCTGACCCACTGACGCCCTACGGGGCGTCTTTTTTTGTGGGGTCATATCTGTCCCCCTATTTCAAATATGGCCGCTGTAGGGTACGCCCAGGGCCGTGGAACCGCCGTTAAACTTCAGGCCAGACCTGTGCCCCTGCGGGTTGCCGTGGAACGAGTGCGCCATGGCCCAGTGGCTAGACGAGCGTGTGACCAGGCGGCAGGCGATCCTAGACCTACGGGCTTGTGAACAAGGCTTCCGCCCTTTCCCTGCCACTGCGGAGATGAGCCATGTCCAAAGCCGATGACTGGGCTGCGGCCCAGACTGAGCCAGGCTACGAGTACTGGGTGAAGCAAGAATTCGAGCGCCTCGGCCTGCAGCCATACATGCCGCAGTATCGCAAGAACTGGTCGCCACGAGGATGTCCGCGGCCTATAGCTCGGAGCTTCCCGTTATTCCCACGCTATGTGTTCCTGCCGATCCTGCAGGCTAGGGTCAGGGAAGTCCATTATGTCAGGCACCTGAAGCAACCTAAGCCGTTCCTGTCCGATCCGGACGGCAAGTTATGGACTGCCAGGGGAGAAGAGATTTTCGAAGTGGCGCGGATCGAGAATTGCGGCGGCTTCGACCAGTGCGTCGTCTTGGGCGGCAAGATCAGGCTAAAGGGCGTGCTGGAGAACGTCGAAGTGTTTCTGCAGGCGGCGAACGAAAAGACAGTTTCCGTATTTACGCCCCTGTTTGGTGGATGTCGAGCGACGGCCTGTCGTGAAAGCCTCGCCTCGTAATCGCCCCTTTTCATACCCGCTAAAAGGGGCGATTTAGTCCGGGTTAAAATCCGCCCTTTTTTATCAACCCCCTGATTTCATTAGCGAATTAATTAGGACGTTAATCCGGACATGTCCGAGTTCGCCAAATGAATTCCAAGTTTTTCACTAAACGCCGATTTTACAAACAGGGAACTCTGCGTTAGCCCTTTGCATTTAACGAAGGTATGTGCCGACTTTCGCACCTGCCGGAGGCAGGGCGAAGGCCATATTTTGGGGCGTGACGGGCTTCAGGACCGAGTGAGGTTCACGCCCGCTTCTCAAGAGTCATTCGCCCCATGCTCCAAGATCCAGAATCCAGGCCGCGGCGCAAGAACGGCACTGTCAAGCCGGTCTATACCAATCATGGCGAAGAGAAAGCGAAGAGCCCTAAGCTTAACGTGGACGATGTGATCGCCGCTTTGCATAAGGAGCACGGCTTCTTCGCCCAGGCCGCCCTGCTTCTCGGCGTGAAAAGAGGCGTGCTTAGGCATTTCGTCGATAATAACGTGGCCGCTGCCGCTGCCCTCAAGGACGCCCGTGCAGCTATGGGAGACCTGGCTGAGCGGAAGCTGTACGACCTGATTAACGAAGGCCACTTCCCCGCCATCTGGGCTTATCTGACGACCATGTGCAAGGACCGCGGCTATGTGCCAGCCAAGGGCGCAGCCATGAACCTGGGCGAAACCACAAACGTCATGATCGGTTCGGTCAATATCGTCGCTGTCCCGTCAGGCCAGTTCGTTGAGCATAATGAACCCGAACTCGCTATTAATAATGAATCCAATTTACTTCCGGCCTAAGGACGATCCCCGTAGCCACCCAGACGACCCAGAAGAATGGGAAAATAACGCCCTCAGCAATTCCTTGGCGTGGGCGTCTTACACGTTCACCCCTGCCTGGTGCCAAGCTAAAGAAGATGGGACGCACTGGACCGTGCGGCTCATGGATTATTTGTTCACCGGCTGTCCCTGCTGCATGATGTTTAGAGGCCTGACTCTCGGCTTTGTCGGTGGTTTCTTATTCGGAGTAGGCTTTTGTCTGGGGATCTGGTCTCTACTGCCGATGTAGTGATGGGGAAGAAGTTCGCAGACGCGCTGTGGACCCCTGCCAGGCACAAGGCGTTTTATGGCGGGCGGGGTTCAGCCAAGTCCTGGAGTGTAGCGACTTACTTGCCAATCAAAGCAGGAAATTCTAGGCGCAAGATCGTATGCGCCCGCCAGTACCAGAACTCTATCCGCGACAGTTCTAAAGAGCTGATTGAGAAACGGATCCATGCCTTAGGGCTAGGGCCGCAGTTCGAGTCGACCGAGCGAAATATTATCCACAAAGGCACAGGAAGTATCTTTCTGTTTGTCGGCCTCGAGCGGAACATAGACTCTATCCGTTCTCTGGAAGGCGCGACTGACGTCTGGGTCGAAGAAGCCAGGACGATCAAAGCTAAGTCCATGGAAATCCTCCTGCCTACCATCCGCGAGCCAGGGTCAGAGCTGATCTGGACCTGGAACCCGGAAGATCCCAGAGACCCAGTGGACGCTTACTTTCGTAAAGGCCTGCCGCCGCCCAAGTCCCTGGTCGTGCATGTGGGTTATCAAGACAACCCGTTCTTCTACGAGACTGAGCTGCCGACGGAAATGGAAACCCTCAAGCGGGGGAATTATAACCGCTACCGTCACGTCTGGCTAGGCGAATACGACGTATCCTACGAGACAAAGGTTTTCCCCAACGTCATTGTCGACCGCTTAGTCGTACCGGTGGACGCCCAACCCTTGTACGGCATGGATTTTGGTTTCGGCGCAGACCCATCTTACATAGTCAAGCTTTACATACTCGGCAAGAAGATCTATGTCGCGGCAGAAGCACATGGCCGCGTGCCTATGGATCAGCTTCCAGACCTTGTTCGCAGTGTCATTTATCGCGACTCTGATCTGGTCCGCGCCGACTCCAGCCAGCCGGGAACCATCGAATTCCTGCAGTCCCGCGGGCTTAACATCGTCCCTGCCAAGAAAGGGCCAGGCAGTGTCAAGTCTGGGATTCTTTTCATCCAGGGCTACCAGATCGTCATCAACCCTGATTGTGAGGGCCTGCAGGAAGAGGCCCGCTTATATTCCTGGATGACAGACAAGCTGACTGGCCAAGCCCTGAATGTCCCGGTGGACGCAAACAACCACGGCTGGGATAGCTGCAGGTATGCAGTTGAAAGCAACATGGAAGGGGCGATGCTGGACGATGACGACGGAGGCGTGCTATCCCTGAAACTATGGTAGACGTCGGGCTGAAAGTCTACTGGACAATCTTTGTTGGAGCGTCCCTATGGCTAAGCTTACATCTCGCAAGCGTAATTCGCTGAAGAAGTCGTCGTTCGCCCTGCCAGGGAAACGGGCCTACCCGATCCACGATCGGTCCCACGCCAGTAATGCCTTAGCTCGCGTATCGCAACACGGCACAGCAAGCCAGAAAGCGACAGTCAGAGCTAAGGTCTGCCGCCGCTATCCCAGCCTACCGTCGTGTAAATGAGCGTCGGCGATAGTAACGAGGATAATAGTTATTCCGGCTATTAAACAGTCCTGAGATAATGCCGGACAGAAATGCGAATGTGATGGTCATGAAGATATGTGGCCATCGGCAGCATAGGTAGACCCAGGTCGCCAGGCCGATAAACAGCCAGCACCGCTCCGGGCCAAACGCTACAGCCAAAACTAGGTAAGACGTCGCGGTCGCGCCCAGCAGCACTCGCCTATTATGTGTTCGATAGTCGATCATGTCATTTGTTCTCCTTTGAGATGCAATATGACATATTTTTATGAAATGTAAACCCCAAAGGTGAAGAATGGGTTGTGGGTGTGGTGGACGTTCATACAGCAGGGCTACGGCAGGGCAGGCGCAGCGCCGCCAGCCTGTGGCAATGCAGCAGCCTGCCAGTAATCATCAGCCACTGATGGCCCCTAAGCATGTCGTTCAGGCAGCTAGCCTGATCGCCAAGCGAACGGCAAACACGGAACGGCGTCAAGTCTAGTGTTTGAATTCTTCAAAAAGAAAGCGCCTGAGCGTACACCAAAGGACGAACCGGAAAGCCCGATCGTCTACGTCTCCGGCCAGCCGGTCAGGTTTCTGTCGTCTGCAGCCATCATGACTGCAGAGGTCGCCCAAAGGAAGAGCCCTCAGCTTTTCAGGATTACAAATTTCATCGCATCGTCTGTCCAGTCTGTCCCGTGGTACGCGGAGAAAGACTCAGACGTTGTCGCTATGGACCAAGCGCAGCCGACCAAGATCAAAGCCCTGAATAGCCTGTTGAAAAGCCCGAACGACAGTATGACTGCAGAGCAACTACGGTATTGGCTAGCAACTAATCTGATGATTTATGGCCGAGCCCATTACAAAGTAGGTCTCAGCAGCGTAGGCGACCCCAACGGGATCTACCCCCTGGCAGCCAAGTACATCACCGGCGTTTTGAATAATCGAGGCGTGGTCGAGGCTTACATATACGGCCAAGGCGAAAACAAAGAAACGATCCCGACCAGGAAGACAGCCAAGCCAGGCCAGGCCTACGCCGCAGAGATCTCTTTCCCATCCCTGTCCGGCCTGGTCGAATATAACAAGTCCCCCGCAGCCATCGAGTGTTTAGCTATTCCGATCGCTATTATCCACGCCTTGATGCAGCGCGCCCTGGATACGGCTTCCGGCCACCCGAACGTCAAGTATATCATCACGGCTGAGAAGACGTTGACCAAGCTGCAGAAAGACGCCTTGACTAAATACATGGAAGATGCAGGATCAGGGGAAGACAAATCCGGCCAGGTCTTGTTCCTTTACAACACGACTATCGAGGTCCACCCCCTCGATAACCAGCTCGGCGACATCCATTCTAAGATCCCGATGGACGACATGACCAGGCAAGTCGCTGGCGTGTTCGGCGTCCCGATTGCTTTGCTTGGCCTAGGTTCAGCGGACGCCGCGAAATACGCTAACAACTACGGCGAGTCTCGCCTGTCGTTCTGGCAGGATACGATCGTCCCCAGTTACCTGAAGCCGATCGGCTCAGCTTTGACCCAAGCCTTATGTCCTGACGGGGCCTGCATCAAGTTCGACCTGGACGACATTCCTGCACTATGGGCAGGCCGAGCAGCCTTAGGCGAATCTCTGTCGAAGGTGGCGTTCCTGACGACCGATGAGAAACGGGCAATCCTGGACTTCGAGCCTGACCCGACCCTGCCAGCGATCATCGGCGGCACGCCTCCAGGCCCTGACTCGTCTATCGGCGACAAGACTGCCGAAAGGAATATCGTAAACATGAGGAGCGTTTCGTGAGAGACTGGAAACGCGGCGATCGCATCCAATGCGATTTCTCTTTCGACCAGACGACAGAGATCCAGGATGGCTTTATCGCAGGGGTCGCCAGCGCGCCGACCACTGACCTTTATGGTCATAAGGTCCTGCCGCATGCATTTACCCATTCCATCCAGAAAAAAGGCCTGTCCGGGCCGCGGGGCGTGAAGCTGCTCGCCCACCACGACTGGACTAAGCCGGCAGGCACGATCAAGCGCCTCGAGACGGTTGGCGAGAACCTCAGCATCGAAGCCCAGATGAATTTGAACGTGTCCTATGTCAAGGACCTGTATGAGGCAGCCAAACAGAATGGCGGCTTGAACTTCTCGGTCGGGTTCACCCTGGAGGACTTCGAGTTCGTCGACGAGGACCAAGCGAAATCCGGCGAGGATGCTTGGCTGGTTATCAAAAAAGGGGACCTCATGGAGGTTTCTATCGTCTGTTTCCCGGCTTGTGTCGAGGCTGAAATGAGCCTGGTCAAGTCGAACCCCAATTCTTTGACAGAGTTTGAAAAGGTCCTGGTGGCCGATGGGCTCTGCAAGAATAGGAGCGATGCGCAGAGAATCACCCTGGCGGTGAAAAACTCTCCGCATTTGTTCTACGACAAAGCGGCCCTGGAGGCTGCCAGTCATCAAACCCCCAACCGTCCCTGGCTGGACGTTTCGAAACTTCAGGCCGCAACTGACCTCGCTGTCAAGGCCAGAGCGTTTTTAAGCTCCCGGTGAGCTGAAGGCGCGTAGGAACAGAAATCAATGGCATATCTCACTAAGGAAGCGCCTGGCGATATCAAGCAGGCGGAAGCTGCTTTTGCGACCCTGGTCGAAGAGCTTGGCGGGCTGAACGGCCTGCTCAGCAAGAACAAGCAGGAAGTCGATACGCAGTTCAAGGACTTGACCACTCACTATTCTGGGGTCAAGGGCGACACGGACGAGCTTAAGGCGACCGTGCAGAAACACGCGTCAGACTATGCCGAATTGGTCAAGCAGCAGCAAGCCCTGCAGGCTGCCGTCGATATGGTCAAGAAGGAATTAGATGCGCCGCTGCTGCGGGGCGGGCAGGACCTGAAAGACCATGATATCCAGGCGGCGATCGAGCTGCAGCGTCGGGCCTTCTTGTTCAAGGGGGGAAGCGAGTTTGAGTTCAAGCCGGATATGGAAAACCTGGTCAATGCCCAGGAATACCGCTCGGCTGTCCGCAAGCTCATGTCTGTCGGCATCGAGACTAAGCAGAAAGTCATCCGCACATTCACTGAAGGTGAGCGGAAGGCTTTTGACGCTGCGTCCCTGGACTCGGCTATGTTTTCGCCTGAGATGCTGGGGATCGAGGTCGACTGCACGATCCTTTGTGCTGAGCTCCTCGACCTTTATGGGTCTGTGACTGTCGGCAAGTCGACGTTCATGTATCCGCAGGTTGTAGACTATGGCGCAATCGGCAAGTATGACTGCGACGCCAAGTGCGACGCCGAATACGGGCCGGAAGGCAATATTATCTACAAGAATGGCGCGATCTCTGACTTCCGCGGCGTGTTCTGTTTCCAGCGGAAAGTCCTGGCCGAGGCTAATTACGACCTGCTCGGCTTCATGTATCGGGCAGCCAATCGCTCGTATCGGATCAATCGCAACCGGGCGCTGATCGCAGGCGACGGGGTTAACGAGCCGCTTGGCTGGTTGACCGCAGACTGCTTTACCAAGAAGAAAACCTCAAGCACGTCGTTCAACCATATCGACTTCCGCCTGTTCTTTTCGTCTTGTCCGGTCGAGTATGGCCCGGTTATCGCGACCATGCATCAGAACATGTTCGCCTATCTGGCAGCCATGACAGACTCAGTCGGACGCTTTTTGTTCGGCGAAGGCCTGATGACCTATTCGCCAGATGACGTAAGGGAGCGGATCAGGATCTCGAACTGCTTGCCTGACGCCACGGACGGCCTGACCCGCGGCCCGCCGACCAATCCTTTCGTCACCGGTGACTTTATCGTCGCTGCTGGCGCTTGGGGTCAGGCGTACTACGCGGTCAACAAGCGTCCGTTGTGGATCGAGCAGTGGGAAGGTCAGTCCTCCGCTTGGTGCGTGAAATATGTGCTCGGCGCGGAAGACGGCGGCTTCACCGCTTGCTGCCCTGCGGTTCGCATCCTGACTGTCGGTCCTTGATCCAAGGAAAGCCGACCTAACTTCCCTATAAATCAGGAGGCTATCGCTATGAATATGGGTAACTTTGCAATGCAGCACCAGGGCATCCTTGCCTGGGATGGTGCTGCTCCGGCGTCAATCGACATTCGCCGGCATGTTGGTTGGTCGTTTACGTTCGAAGTCATGAACAACCTCGCGGCAGACACTGTGTTTAACGTCGAGTCTGCCCCACCGTCAGCCGCAGATCCTTGTATCGCTGACGTGTTTGTGCCAGTCGAGGAGATCTTGACTTGCATGTCGACTTGGGGCGCTGTCCCTCTGCCTCAGGCGACGATCACGTTGCCTGCCGGCGCAGTGGCTGGGTCGATTTGCACGGCCGCCCTCCCTTGCAAGCCTGACGCCTTTGTCAGGATCAACGGGGCGTCCGGCGATATCGCCAGTGTCCGGGCTGTCGCGATCCTGTCCGGTCCGAAGTGAGAGTAGCCAACGGGAAGCCCCTGCGGGTCGGGCCTGGCGATACCGTCATCGTCCACGCCAAGCTTGACGGGGCTTCCCTTGGCCGTTTGTATGTGTTCGCTCGCGAAGGTCATAAAGGGGAGTTCTCCCCTTACGTGATCGAGCCAGAGAGCATCAGCCTTGACGGCATGCCTCTGATGATGTCGACTATGTCTCTTCGCCTGGTCCCTGGCCGTCCGTCAGGCAGGCTTATATTCACCGCCGATATCGACGGTTTCATCCGCATCATGGAAGAGACTGACGACAGCCATTTAGCCAAAGTGACGCTAAAGAGGGTCATTTGCCAACAGCTAAGCCTGAAAAACCGATTGATCCGCCACCT